GTTTCCCAGTCACGATCAGGGGGAGGGGGGGGTAGCCCCGGTAGCGGCGGAGGCTATACACGTAAGGTTACCACGGCTACATCCATAGCCAAAACTAAGTTAAGCGCACTGAGTGCGCTGCCATAACCAATGGGCCAATATCACCCTTGCCAACTGTATCTTTGAAGCTGAATTTTTGACCTGAGCGATGGCAGGTAACACGATCTTCAGGCTCATGATAAGTGCGCACGCGCTTGTGCCCGGCGGCATAGCGCTCCTTCTTATCGGCCATGACGTAGTGGCCAACAAGCCGCTTGGCTAAGCGTCTGAAGGCTGTGTTCAAGTTTTTGTGCTGGCTACGGGTCTCGCAGCAATATTCAGACATGCCACTTTCAATGTGTGTGATGCGAACACAGCTCTCTGTCTTGTTTCGATGTTGACCGCCTGGTCCTGACCCTCGCATCCGCTCAATGCAGAAATCCTTCTTACGAGCGCTGAAAACCACCTCCTTCATATTAGAAATATCCTGTATGTTCTCTGTAGGCAGCACAACCTACACATATGCTGGAAGGATAGTCGGCGGGGTTTTTGCCGCACTCGTCGCATATGGGTGTTTCCTCTCGGACAAGGCATCCACAGCGTGGACAGCAGGAAATTCGCCTATCGTCGGTTTCATATCGACAGGCAATATCGATACATTGTCTTGGTTTGTCACTCATATAAAACCCTCGAATGTCATCTGCACGCTTTACGGGCCTCATGTACCTTGAATACATATCTAAGATCGCCAGCAAGACGGTGGGCGTGACACTGCCTGCAAACCCTTTCGATGGGACGACCGAACTGCTTGTTACGGTCTGGGACTTCACGGGGACGCTCGCCGCATACGATGCAGAGTTTCTTAGTCATCCTTCACCGGCTCTAGCTGATTGGGATCGAATATGAACAGAAGGCCCCTGTCGTCTTCGACAACGTAACGAACCGCTCCTGGTGACCGCTCCTGGTGGATGACGCTTGGCATACACCAGCCCAAACACCGGCAACGCGCCAATTGCAAAGCCGGCTAGGAAGTTCAGGATGATTGTCAGAATTCGTCCCCACCTATTCATATCTCATCCTCCTCATCCATGATGCCAAGCTTCTTTGCGAATGAGGGCCAGTCCAATAGGAAGAGGCCCCAGAGCATAGCCACTAAGAGATTTTCCATTTCAATCTCCAGCATGACAAGAGTGCCCACGATGGTCTGGGCAGCAGGGCTCGAACCTGCGACCCCCGGCGTCCAAGGCCGGTGCTCTCCCGGCTGAGCTACACCCAGATAAATGGGGAGGAGACGTGCTAGGACCCCTCCCCTATGACCCTCGGTTATGCCTAGGGTCGTTGCTTCCTGTACAAAGAAACGGGCGACAGCCATGCGCCGCCCCCGGACCGTCATCGGTCACACTTCCTTCTTGCATGAAAACCCCAACGCGTCAAGACTGAATATAGGTCAGCATTGCTTACCTATATCTGCTCTTGACAGATCCGCGATCCACCATATAATCGCTGGACCGCGTTCCCCCAGGGATGTTGGTATATAGACTAAGTACTAGGGGTGTTGGAGCGGCATGTTCAAAAAGCTCATTCTGCGGCAGGTGGCGAAGCAAGCCGCGAATGTAATTGCAAACCTGATTGGCCCCGCCATCCTCAAATCGGATGGCTACAAGACAGCTATCGGCGTTGCGCTCGAAGTCGTCACACTGCTCGCGCGCCATGGCGCGGGCATCGACATCCCAACTGAAGTCGATGCCGTGAACGGCACCATCATTGCGACTGGCGCGGCTCATAAGGTGGCAAAGCGCAAAAAAAAGTTGACAGACTGGGAAAAGAGCGGCTTTTCTGACACACCATGACCCGAACCCTAGCAGACGCACTTAAGCGACTTCAGCGAGCACTGGATGGCGAGGATGTCGGTTTCATCGTCGGTCGACGTGACGCGATTGCGCTGGCGCAGGCTGAGCAGGATGAACAAATCCGCGACGCCGTGAACGAAGCGGCTCTCTTGGAGAGCCCGATTTTTCAATCCAAGTTGCAGTCAGAGACTGCACCAAGGGACACGACGTCGTCGTGTCACCAGATGCGGGAGACAGACGATGGACAGGGAGACAATTAGACACGGTGATCGTGGACAGCTTGTGCTTGAATTGCAGCAAGGGTTGAATACGATATTTGGGCTTGACGGCGACAGTCGCATTGCGGAGGGCGGGTTCTTCGACGGCGATACGGAGGTTTGGGTCAAGGAGCTGCAACGAGATTATGGGCTTGATGAGGATGGTGTGGTGGGGACTGCGACGTGGGAGGCGTTTGACGATGCTGTCAATGAACTGCCATCGTCCCCGCCTGACAATCCTGGCCCTAGCCCGGAGCCAGCACCGGACGATCCCGGCACTGAGCCAGCTCCACAGCCTGATGATCCTGGTGATAAGTATGATGACACCTCGGTTGATCTTGAGCTACCCAAGATGCCGAAATATGTCTGGGCTATTGGGTTTATTGTCGTTGTTATGGTAGTGGGTGCCTTCATTTCTCTGTTCACACACTAAGTTGCAGGCAGCGGCCTGCACGATGTGTCATGTGCTGCATGACACTACACTCAAACTGCTGGAGCGAGCAATGGAACTTAACCGTTGGGTTATGGGGATCGCGGAGGCTGTCGCCCCGCGATCCAAGGACCCTAATACCAAGGTTGGCGCAGTCATCATCGACCGGCGCAGCCGTATTGTGTCGGTGGGATACAATGGTTTCCCGCGTGCATGTGACGACGATCCGTCGATCTATGACGACCGTACATTGAAGCATCTGCGTGTCATGCATGCGGAAGCAAACGCGATCATGTTTGCGAACACAGATTTGACAAACCACCATCTGTATTGCACATTAATGCCATGTGCGCGTTGTGCAGCCATGATTATTCAGTCTGGCATTGATAAGGTTGTTGCCAAGGTTGACGATGAACGCTTGCTGGCCGATGAGGACACGCGACGCTCCCATACTGAGGCGCTTAGATTGTTTAAAGAAGCTGGGGTTCGGCTTCAGCAATACGTTGGCGATAGCAGCGAGAATGGCCCCAGTGTGACGTCATACGGCAGGTATGAGCGCGTCAGGACGCATCGAGACCGACGATATGAAGAAGCGGAAGCTAATCCCAGGGAAGGGTTACGACAGGCGGACCAGCCGCCGGTCGAGCACGACGTCGGTGAGTACCCCAGCCCATTTGTCGGACACATCGAAGTGTTCGGTGGAAGTCCGCAGCTCAGAGCGCCCAGAGCCATGCGCGTCGATGGGGCCGGGCGACAGGTGTGGCGAGGCATCGACAACCAAGCCGACGGATACATGGCAAGCGAAGCAGGAACGTTATGCTCGGATCGAGAAGAAACTGGGCGAGAGCGAGGGCGCAGAGACGCGCGGCCGCAAGCCGGGTTCTCAGCCGGGAGCGGTGCAGTCGGAGTTGGAACCGAAGAACCGGCAGGGAGCGCTCACACCCATACAGTCGGAGAAGCATCGGCAATCGATCCAGGTGGGCCTATTGATCGACAGGCTGACCAAGCATGTGATGGGCAAGAACCGAATGAAGCCGACGCAGGTGACTGCTGCGTTGGGACTTCTACGGAAAACACTGCCTGACTTGGCTGCACTTGAGCAGAAGATTGAGGCCGAGGTTTCTCAGATCAGCCCCGATCCAGTTATGTCGGCAGACGCATGGATGCAGCAGTTTGCCAAGGATGAAGAAGAGGTGGTGTCCGGCGTGGAAATGCCGGACGCTGCTAACTAAGAGGCGAGACTATGGCACGAGCAATTCCGCTAAAGAAAATTTGTGCTCACTGTAAGTATTGGGACGAGAACACCAAGCCAAATAACGATACCGAGAAGAACATGAGTGCGTGTCGCCGCTATCCAAGAGGAGCTGCGGCTTTAAACACCGACGGTGAGCTGCATACGTATAGCGTTATCTCATTCACCTGCTATGACGAGTGGTGTGGCGAGTGGAAACCAAAGGTAATCCCTAAGAAAAGGTAATACATGGAGACAGCGTGGAGACCCCAAGCTGGCCCTCAAGAAGCCGCGATCAAGTGTCCATTCGCTGAGATTTTTTACGGAGGAGCCCGAGGGGGCGGCAAGACAGATTGTGCGCTTGGTCATGCAGGACTGAGCGCACAAAAGTTTGGGCATGCGTTCAACGGCCTGTTTGTGCGTCGTGAGCTGCCGATGCTCGATGACGCTATTGAGCGGTCCCATCAAATCTACACACCGATGGGAGCCACGTTCAATCGCGTTGAAAAGCAATGGCGCTGGCCGAGTGGGGCGCGTCTGCGCTTCCGTCCCTTGGACAGCACGGCTGACGCTGATAAATATCAAGGTCAGAACCTCAGCCATCTCTATCTGGAAGAAATTGGTCTTTATCCGTCGCCGGCTCCGCTCGACCGTTTGCAGGGCGCGCTCCGCTCGGCTTATGGCGTGCCGACGCAAACCTTTATGACTGGAAATCCTGGAGGTGCAGGTCAGTCATGGGTGAGAGCCCGATATATCGATCCGGCTCCTGCTGGCTTCCAGCAGATCAAGCGGATACTCTTCGATGGCAGCTATGTCAAGGCTGTTTATATCCCATCGAAGGTCAAGGACAATAAAATTCTGCTGGAGAACGATCCGAATTATGTCAAGCGTCTTCAGCTCGTCGGCTCGCCCCAGCTCGTCAAGGCGTGGCTCGAAGGCGATTGGGGCGCGGTTGAGGGCGCGTTCTTCGAGTGCTTTGGTCACTCGCATATCATCGAGCCCCGCGAGTTTCCGGATTGGTGGATCAGGTTCATGTCTATGGACTGGGGCTCGGCCGCACCATTCAGTGTCGGATGGTGGGTTGTTGTAGGAGAGGATTTTGATGTCGGATTGCCATGGCTCGCGCCCAAGGGTGCGATTATCCGCTACAGGGAGTGGTATGGTTCTCGTCAAACCGGACAAGGCTCCTACATGGGTCTCAAATTGGATGCTGAGCGAGTTGCTGAGGGCATCATGCGTCGAGAAGATGGAGAGAATATCACATATCGAGTTCTCGACCCGTCGGCCTTTGCGCAGGACGGCGGTCCGTCGATTGCCGAGCGGATGTACCGCCGTGGAGTTGGTTTCCGACGTGCGGATAACCGTCGTGTTGGACGACGGGGAAGTCTTGGAGGCTGGGACGTAATGCGGGGACGCATGCTTGCGGAGCCCCCTATGATTTATTGCTTCCACACATGCAAAGATAGTATAAGGACAATTCAGGCTTTGCAGCATGATCCCGATAAACCCGAGGATTTGGACACGGATGCCGAAGATCATGCTGCCGATGACTGGCGTTATGCTTGTATGAGCCGACCTTGGCGACGTACACGTGAGCGTCCGCTGGGCTTCGGAATTCGCCTGAAGACTGTCAAGGAACTTATCCGAGACGAGGCGCGAAGGAAGCTTAATACAGAGCGCATTTGATGACCCAGTTCGAAGTTATAGAGCGTCGATCAGACGCCGAAAACGAAGAGCCGAAATCTGCGAGGCTTTGGCATATTGAACTGAAAGCTGCTGCCGAGCGCGACAAGAAATGGCGGCATCGTGGTTTCAAGGTCATCGAACGTTTCCGAGATGAGCGTGGCTTTGCCGGTCGGAGCGACCGACGCAAGACCTTCAAGACGAATATGCTGTGGGCGAACACCGAGATTATGAAGTCGGCGTTGACGCCGACGGACATTCTCCCGGATGTGCGCCGTCGGCATGTCAAGCAGGACGCGCTCGCGCGCACGAGCGCGGAATTCACTGAGCGGTTCCTTGGGACTTCACTGGATAGCTACAATGTGATTGGGGAGGTTGCCGGCGCAGTGGAGGATGCCGCGCTTCCTGGTCGCGGTGTTATGCGTGTCGCATATGATCCTGAGATCGATGATCACGACAACATCATCCGTCAGGAAGTCAGGTGTGAGTATGTGCCTTGGGCACAGTTTCTCATGAGCGCCGGTCGTCGGTGGACGGATGTGTGGTGGATTGCGTTCGAGCACGAGTTCAATCGTGACGAGCTGGTCGAGTTCTTTGGAGAGAAGCTGGGTAACGAAATCCCGCTCGACCGCGTCGACAAAGACATCGACAAGGTCATAAAAACACAGGACGACACGTCGCAGGACACGTTCAAAAGGGCCTCGATCTTTGAGGTATGGGACAAGACAGAGAATAATCGGATTTGGGTCAGCCTTGGACATAGGTTGATCTTGCGTGAAGACGGCGATCCATACGGCCTTGCCGATTTTTATCCGGTGGCTGAGCCGGTTCAGCCGGTCACCACAAACGATACGATGATCCCGATCCCCCTCTTCACGCTTTATCAAGATCAAGCCGAGGAGCTTGATCGTATCACGACCAGGATCACAGTGCTGGTGGAGATGCTTAAGTATCGCGGTGTTTACGATGCTGCGGCAGACGACGACGACACGTTGTCCGGTCTGATGTCGGCTGATGACGGTATCTTCCTGCCGTATAAGGGTTTCATGACGTTGCTTGAGAAAGGCGGTTTGCAAAACGCCTTCCAAGAAATGGACGTCACCAAGATTTCTGAGGTCTTGGTTAATCTCTATAATCAGCGAACTCAGATCATCGAGACCATTTTCCAG